ATGAACCTGTATCCACGAAAGTAGTACAATCACCAACAATACCAGAGGATACCACACTAGCAAAATCATTTTCAGTCACCTTTATTAAATGTTTAATAATATCTTTTGTTGCCATACTCTATATCTCCTTTCACCTCATAAACCACTTATTCAAATTTCTTACTTTTGCAACTTTTGATTCTTTAACTTCACCCTCAACAAGTTTACCATTCTTCCATTTACGAACAACCTTATTAGTTTTTGCATTTGATGTAATACCTCGTTCACCAAGATCAGCATAATTAAAATGTTCATTACCAGTTAATTCTTTATAATGTTTTATTGCGGCTTGTGCATTTTCTGTTGCAAGAGTATACTCTAAATTTTTAGGATTATTATTCCACTTATTGTGATCTCTATGATTAACATGATAAATCTGCAAACAAGCCGTCTTTACACTTTTTGGTGTTCTTTTCCACTCTGCTTCTGTTACACCCGGTGGAATTGGTATCTCAAACAATGTATGAGCAACTAAACATTGTATATAAAAAGACTTTGTTCTTGCACCCGCTTTATTTTTGGAGAATTGATTGTCATATATACCAACAAACAAATAACTATTATCTTTGTCAAGTGAATTTCTAGGACTTCCTTTTAGTTTCCTAGGAGTTTTGTTAGCAAAAGACCAAATTTCACCCGTTTCATTATCAACACCATAATTTTCAAACTCCATAAGCTTGCCATTCACCATATGTTTTAACGGTCTAATAATTTTTCCCATATAAATTCTCAAAAAAAAGATTCAAGACTACCACGCTTTTCAGTTTTCCAACCAATCACATCTAATATATTTTTAATTGGTTGAAGAAATGACTTGTCAAATTGTAAATCATAATCAATATATTTTTCCAAATCAAATTCTTTTGGTAAATGAGTTGAAACAGAAATTACATTCTCATGTAATGGATTTGGTTCCTTTAGATATGCAAACTTAATCTTTTCACTCTCACGAATAAATTGATACTTTTTAGTAAGTTTATGTTTTCTTAATAGATGATTATATAATAGAACACCCCTCACATGAATTGGTGTACCTTTTATATATATACTTTTTGTAGATGAATATTTTTCAACACCATGAACTGATCTTGGAAATGCTATTTGGTCAAAAGATAAATTATTAAATTCTTCACGATAATCTGCAATACTTTTCATTACAGTATCTTCATCAGTATTAATAATAGTCTTAATTAATTCTTGTATATGATTACGACACCATTCAGGCGTAGAACTACGAACACTCTCTATGCCCATGATCTTGAGCTTGGGCTCTTTATACTTTACCCCTTCTGAATCATAAACATTAAGTATGTATCTTTTTTTTGCTGTCCAAATACCCTTATCTGCAATAACCTCTCTACCCATCTGCATCTTTTGTGCATAAGAGTTCACATACGAATGAAGAACTTGATAACTATTATTGATAAATGGTTCAATTTTATCTTTACTAATCTTATCCAAGAAGGTGATAATTTTTGAAGTCTCGTTAGTCTCTCTAGTCTTTTTAAAGACCTCAGAAACAAGTCTGTCAAATGTGACATATATGCTATCCGTATCTGATGCGACAACATAATCAATATCCTTTGTATTTAATAGTTTATTGATATATGTATTTATACTTTTATCAATCCAACGAATTGCAAGCTGTCCTGCTGTAGTTATGCCCTCGGCCATTTCAAGTGAATAATAGCGAAAATGTTGATTTGCTAATGCACCATAAGCACTATTCAACAAAATCTTTTTTGACATTTGAATATTATTATATCTGGATATATTATTAATAACCGTTTGTTTATTCTTATAATTACCATCTTCTAACTTTTGTTGCTCTTGCAACATCTTTTTCTTAAACGCCACTCGTTCATTATACATATCTTCCATCAGTTGTGGAAGAAATCCCTTTTTCTTTAAAGTAAAATGTTGACCATTTGGAGTAAGTGTTAGTTGTTTTGTTTTTAAATAATCAGTATCTAATTTCTGTTCTAACAATCCTGTTACTCCAATATCTCTGGAATCAGAACACACAACACCATCATATAAAGTTTCTGGACTTATATTATATTGTTGAATGAGATGAGGATACAAAGAATTAAGATCAAAACTCACTACCCATTTATGCAATCCAGCCTGTGGTTCTTTAACATATGCACCAATGATCTCTTTTCTTTCATCTTGATCTACCTGTTGAGGAATAATAATGTTCTTACTTTTCAAGAAATTATAGATAATGGCGTCCCATGTTCTCACGGGAGAGAATACATCTTCAAAGTTAATCTTAGATTCATATGCCAGAGTGATAACTAACTCCAACAACTTCATCTTTTCCTCAAGCTTCTCTACAATCTCAACATCACGAATATTGTATTCAATAAATTTCTGGTAATTTGTTTTATACAAATCATATCCCTGTACATCTTCTACTGATAACTTTTTCAAGCCAAGTTCTACTGAGCCAATGTAATCCAAACGATATGATTCTCTAACTTTATATGTAAACTTCTTATACAAATCAATATAATCTAATGTAGATACACCAACAAGAGTATAAAACTGATTTTCTCTGCCGGCTATCACAACACTTCGATCATTCAAAACACCAACAGGAGATAATCTTGCTGGTTGTTTATCAAGATTCTTAATGCGATTAACTAGATATGGAATATCAAAGAACTTACAATTCCAACCAGTAATAATATGTGGATAATTAGTTTCCCACCATTGAAGAAAATTCTCTATCAAATCATCTTCATCATCACATTCATTATAAAGAATTTTCTTTGATTGGTCATGTGGAACATAACCACTTGTTCCCCACACATGATATTCATCTGTTGAACTATTATGAACTGTGATTGCTGTAACATCAGATGCAGCGGATTGAATATTTGGAAATCCATGTTCAGCAGAAACTTCAATATCTATTGTATAGATTCTAAGTTTGTTTATGTCCCATTGAAACTTCTTCGGATATTTCTCAGAAATATATTGAACAAGATAATTTGGATTGCCATAAACAGGAAAATCAGCAATACCTTTATGCTCTTTAATGAAATTTCGACAAGTTGAAATATCATCAAATTTCATATCAGCAACTGGTATACCCTTTAATGTTTTAAAACGGCATTTTTCCTGTGGGGCGTTAATATACATGGTTGGTTGAAAGTTTATAAAATATGAATGTTCTTCATTTCCATCAAACTCTCTCACATATATTTTATTTCGTAATAATCCAATGTAGGTATAAAACTTCATTATATAATTATATCAAAAAAAGAGTCAAAAAACAGGGAACAACCTAATGAACTATATTAGATTCTTCAGGCATCACAAGACCAGACCCAAATACCCTGTTATATTCATTCTGTAATTTTATATCAGGTGTTACTATTGCCATAATATGTTGATCTTTTAAAAAGATTTCTTCATCTTCACTTAATGTAATCCATGGCTGAAAACCAATTTTATCTTTAGATACAGGAACCATTACAACAGGATTGGTAATTGAACTCTTTTCTTGATCCCATTCACCAATCAATTCTTCTGCGGTTGTCATTCTTATTACTTTAATATTCATATTATATCCTATCATTCAAAAATTTTCTCATCTATATGTGTTGCATCTTTTGCTTCTTGTTCACCAGCAGATTTTATTCCTACATTCCCGATACTATACTTTGCTTGCAAATCCCATTCATCTTTCTCACCAAACGGAAGAATCTTTAATTGACGAATTGGAACAGTTGGTTGTGCTTTTTCTGGTTCAACAAGTTTCACCAGCTCCCATTCATGCAAAAGATTAGCAACTGTATTTCTTCGTTCAATATCATTCTCAGAAATATTAGTTGGCTTACCATCAAGCGCAAACAATTCTTTAAAATGAACTATGTAATATTTACCTTGTTTGTGAAGTATATGGCATGATTGAAATAACTTTTTTTCTTTTCTTGAAGCTATTCCAATTCGTGTGAGGGTTTCTTTGACTTTTAAAAAATCATCATCTTCTTTCAATTTCACTTCAACCATATCATCTATTGACCACTTCGCTACATCTTCCATTGTAATCTCCTTTCAAATTCATAAAAAAACCATTATATAATATTTATACTACGGAGATTTTCCACCCTTGCTCAATCGCTGTTTCAGCTTATTAACATCATCCTCAGTCAATATATCTAAACATTCTAACGCTCTTTTGTTACTATACTTGTAATATTCTTTAACAACAGCTAAATCTTCTAACTTCTTTACTTTAATCCATCCCTTAAAAGGTCTTTTCTTTTTATCAACTGTCTGATGTAAGAAATCATAATGTGCTTTAACCTCAAGCATTGGATTCTCATTCATCATATTTGCATAATGTATCAAATCTGGATGATAAGATAAAGAACGATTTATGAAAAATGGTTTATAATCTTTTCGTTCTCTAATACAATCACCATCATAATCATTCTTCTTCATCAAGTCATTCGCATACTCAAATGGATTCATTAATCCTCCTCTGGAGGTGGATGATCTACTCTCCATTCACTTTTCATATTAGCCTTCAAAGTATCATCATATGGATTCCAATTTACATCTCTCAACCTAGTAAGTGGATTTCGTTTTCGTTTTGGCTTTCGTCTAGTTTCCATATCATCAAAGGGTCTTGCTTCTGGAGCAAAAGGTTCATCTTCCCGGGCTCCTCTCATATAATCTTCTAATTGTTGTCTACCCTTTTCAATTTCTTCTCTCCACTTATTCATCCAATCACGATTGTGTTTTCTTATATCTTCTTTATCACCTTCATTTATATTTTCCTGATCTAATAAATGATTAAGACGAATTTCTTTTATTCTTGCTTTTTCTTCTGGAGGCAAATTGTTCCATTGTCTGTGCAAAACATTATTTAAATTATAAAAAATATGCTGATATAACTGTTCGTTTTCCAAAGCTGCTGCGAAAGCTAAAACTAAAGTAAAAGTCTTATTTAAATCCTCTAAATCGCCGAGATAATTGCTCTCATCCTCGTTATCATTTAATTCACGACTCACTAATTCAATATGTCCATCAGTGCGAACAATCAAAGCACTATCCTCAGGACCTATTGTAAAGTCAAGACCCTTTTTCTTTTTTGGTTTTTCATCTTCTTTTGACATTTGAATACCTCCACCAGTATTTATACATCTAGTGCATTAGCAGTTTCAGTTTCATGCTTGCGTTTGTTAAATACTTGTTGTAATATTTGATAATTGTCGCCGTTTTTTGGATTAGAAAAGACGGTCTCTAATAATCTTAAATTTTTATATACTTTTGATGCAAAAGCTTCTTTATATACTTCCATCATATCTGCCCTTAATAGGCGATTAGTCATTTTATTATATATCATCTGTAAAAATAAATTATGAAAACCAACCATCATATTAAATTTGACAAAAGAAATCTTTTCTTCTCCTGCTTTATTCTTCTTAAAAGTATTAAAGAACGAAAATCCATCTTCAAGATCCTCACATACAGGACACCAACATGGTAATTTAAAATCTTTACCAAGTTTAGCATAATCAATCGTATTTGGCCAATTCATTTGTTCCATACCAGTTCCAATAATATATTGTTCTCTAATAAAATATCCACCAAAGACACAAGTACGATTCCAATATGTCGAATCATATGTAAGTTGTATATCAATATCTTGTCTATCCAACATTCGTTGAATGAATTGAAGATACACCATTACCTCATTAGAACTCACACCAAAGATATGAAGATACTTACACTCCTCTCTATCAAACTCTCCATTATTTAATAAAGTTAATATAGCCATTCCAATCAGAGCCAGATTTCCTTTTGAACCACCGAATCCCCAACCCTCAAACTTATACTTGGAAATATGTTTATACCAATTTTCCATATCATCTTTGTTCTCTCCTTGAAGAACATTCAATACATATGCATCTGACTTGGAACGATTCTCTTGATAATACTTTGCTGAATTAACTGATGATGTTAAACTGAAATTATAATCATATAACTTAGAAAATGCTGGTCTATCTAATATAGGAAATATATTTCCATTAGCTTCACTCCACTTCAATGCAACTTCATCTGTATATTTCTCTGCATTAACTGTACCCATTGCTAATTGATAACCACCAGAATCCACAAAGATTTTACATTCATCACCAATATCTAGTTTCTCTCTAAAATTTTGTTTATTGTATTGTGTACCAGCTGATATTAAAATATAAGGATTATAAAAATAAGCATCATACTTTCTATTATATATTCTTAAAGATTTCTTTTCTCTAAAATCTGGTTGATACTTTGTTGCTATTTCTTTATCAGTCATAGAATAAAACATAGACATCAAACCATCACTATATGCTGGAATGTATATTGCGTTTTTCATAATTTTCCCTTATCAAATAAAGCTGCAATCCAATCCTTGTCCTCTGCACCTCTGTATATTCCCTGTAACAGTTTTGGTTTTAATTCTGGAAGCCATGGTGCTTCCCAAGGATCATTCTTATAATAATCTTTTGGTATATCTATTTTATTGTTATGAAGTGAAATCCATTTACGAAAACATGGTTTACACCAACCACAAGCTAC